TCTGGCTCTGTTTCTTACAGTCTGTATTGAAGTTTGGTATCGTTGTTCAAATAAAGGAACAATCTGAAAGTTCTTCATAAAGATGTACGACTCTACCATACAGGCATTAAACAATGCATCATAACAAAACTGTGTAAAATAATTATCAGGTGAAGCTGACGTTAATGTTGTTGGTCTAGTTACATGTACTACTTCACCATTACTTGTTGATGAAGGTGTAGGTGCAATCATTATTGTTGTATTATCTTTATGAGCATAATACTTTGGTTCACCTGTTGAAGCTGACACATTCCAGTAATCTCTTAAATATTCATCAGTCTTTAAAAGTATACTTGTCTTTGCTCCATTAATATCTACATTAAAATTCTTTACTATTCTTGTACCAGTTGGTAAAGTAACAATGTTATTACCTTGTGATACTGCTACTGATGTATAAGTTACTAGACCATAATCATCTAATTCATCTGTTAATCTTTCTTCTGCTCTATTAACAATGTTAGGTATTTGGTCTAAGAACTCTTGAGAATCATTCTCAGTTGTATTTACTATCTCTGTTGTTAAAGTTGTATAGTCTGCCATCTAACATTTCCATCTTCTACGAGCTGCACAAATTCTTTTTTTAGGAGTTTTTTTACAATCAATATTATGCATCTTCATTTGTCCTTTACTTCTCGAACAATAGGACTTTCTTCTTTTTGCTCTTGCTTTTGTAGGTCTTGATTCAGTTACTGCAGTCTTTAACTTAGAACCTGGGTTTGCTCTACGATAAGCAGCAACACCCTTCTTTGTCATACCTGCACCTTTGCTAGTGGGTAAAAAATTACCTGACTTTACACTAGTCTTAATTCCCATTCCTTTAGATTTCTTT